TCGACCACGATCTGCTGAGTGGCCAGAGCCTCAGGCGTGCCGCCGCAGCGCTGTTCGTTGGTCCAGCTCACGTCGCGAACTCCAGCCAGGTCAGGCACCGGCGGAGGCGCCTCCAGACAGGCCGGCGACCGCGCTCGTTCTGGGCCTGGCGGAAGCGTCGGCCGCGCCCGCGTCTGCACCGATGGCAGCTCCGGGGTGGGCCTGGGCGTGCGCTGCTCGCGCGGCGTGGGTGTCTCGGTCACCACCACCACCGGTGGACGGGGCACGGGCGTCTGGGTTGGTGCAGACGTCGGCGTGTCGCTCGGCACAAGCGTGGGCGTGTCGGTTGGTTCGGATGTCGGCGTCGGCTCGAGCGTCGGCGTCTCGGTCGGCTCGGGTTCAGTGATCTCGGTCGGCGTGGGCGATGGGCACACCTCGATGGTGCCGAGCGGATTGACGCACTGGGCGTGCAGCAGCATCGCCAGGCCCACGGCAAAGACCAGCATTCACTCCTCGGAATCCTGACGACGGCGGCCGCGGCGCCAGCCCTGCGGCACGCCCGTGAACCAGCTGCCCAACACGACACCGCACACCAGCGCGATACCGGCCCCGTACTCAGGATGCGTCAGCACCAGCAGGACGGAGGCGCCCAGCACAGTCAGCGTGACGAGGACCTGGCAGATGAGCCGCGTGACCGTGACCGACGCGGCCTCGTGCCACTCCTCATCAGGCGACTCGCTCATCAGGTCACGCTAGAGCGGCTGAGAGCAACCGTGGCTCACGGGGGGGGCTGCCCTTCATGCGTCTCGACGTGCGCCTTGATCGAGTCCAGCGCGTCTTGCCAGTGAGCCTGGTCCTGTGCCGGCAGCGTGACTGTCCAGGCCATCAGGCAGTCGCGACACAGCAGCACCGGACCCTCGGGCCGCTGGGCTTCGAGCGGCGCCCACAGCGTGGCGTGCAGCGCAAATGGCCCGAGCAGCAGCGTAGCCATTAGAGCAAGCGTGAGACCGCCAACGCCGCGAACAAGCCGAAGACCACGATCGTGGTCTCGGGCAGGACGCCGAGCATGCCCAGAATGGCCAGAATCAGCACCAGCAGCGCGATCAGCCAGCCGACGGTAATCGCGACGCTGCCTACGGTTCCTAGCTGCATAGTCTCCCCCTGTCGCGCGTCACGCCCGCGACTCCACGTAGATCAGGCTCACCGGCCCGAGCGCGTTGAATCGCTCTCGCGTCAGATTGCTCCACACCGAGTCATAGCCGGGCGCCGAATTGGCCACCCAGATGTCCGCGCCGCTGGTGCCGCGGATGCCCATGAAGTGGTACATGCCGATCGGGTTGATCACGCCGGTGTTCGTCCTGGCGATGGCGTAGGCCTGATCGAAGGTGACGTACGCCTGCCTGGCCACCAGGCCGTAGCTCGCCAGCGTGTCGATGACGCACTGCGCCGACATGCAGCCGTAGGTTGGATTCACGCAGCTGGGGTAGCCCATGCGCTCGCCTACTGCGTAGCGCGCGTCGTAGATGTCCGTGTCCTGGTAGGCCGTGGCCGTGGCCTGGAGCACCCAGGTGGTGGAGCACACCGAGCAGGTCCAGTTGTAGGCCTGGTTGGGGCAGAACCAGTTCGGGTCCCAGGTCACGCTTTTGGGTCGTCGTCGTCCTCCGATTCCAGCACCGGCGGGTCGGGCGTGACGCTGCCCTGCAGGTTGGGGTCCAGCGCGTACAGGAAGGCCTCGACGCTGCCGGCGCCCACCCAGTGGCCCTCTACGGCAGCTTTGAGCGCCTGGGTGAACAGACCCTGCTGCTGCTGCAACTGGACGATCTGCGCCGCCTGGTCATCCGAGTACAGACTCGTATCGGTCATGTCATGGGCACCTGTTCTCTCGGGAGAAGCCCGCTCGTGATATCGCGAATCTCCTGCTTACGCGCCGCGGTGGTGTTGGGGTCCTGGAACTCTGCCGAGTACTCGGCGTCGCTCTTGTCGCGCATCGCGACGTGGTTCGTAATCGCCTGATCCGCCGCGGCCTGCTGCGCTTCGGGAAAATCCACCGGGAGTCCGTCGGCGTCGTACTCGTACACGTACGTTTCGGTCAAGCCCAATGCCGTGGTTGGCACGCCCGCGGACATAAGCTCCTGCTGGAGTTGAGACAGGTTGATCGGCTTACCACCAGTCGGCCGACCCATGGCTAAGGTCTGGATCATCGACGGAACTCCGTTATCCCAAAGATGGTGTTCGTCGCCGCGTTTTGGACGAGCGTGCCGCCGGTGGTCTGCCAACCAATATCGAAGGTATGACTCGCGCTCGACAGGGCGCCGTAGTACCACCAGAACTGGCCGACGACCATCTGGGCCACAGCCCCCGCCACAAGGTTGGCGTAGGCGATGGCGTTCCAGCCGCCGCTGTCAACGCGACAGAACAGGTACGCGCCGTTGGCGCCGGCGGAGTTGTAGAGCGAGGTGCTGATACACAGGTGCACCGCGCCACCCACAAGCGTCAGGGTCAGGCTGTGCGACGGAATGAGCACCGGCGAGGTCGAGGTGGTGCTATTGGCGGCGAGCGACGCGGCAAAGTTGATGCTCGTCGCGGCGCCGATCGCCAGGTCGCCCGCCTGGATGGTGCCGTCGGCAATCTTGGCCGAGGTGATCTGACTGTCGGCAATGTCCGCGGTGACGATGGTGCCGTCGGCAATCTTGGCCGAGGAAATGGCGCCGTCAGCGATATCGACCGCCTGGATGGTGCCGTCGGTGATCTTGGCCGAGGTGATCGTGTTGTCCGTGATCTGGCTGCCGTTGATGGCGCCCGCGGGGATGCCGGCGACGCTGACCGTCAGCCCCTTGCCGGCGGAGTGGTCGTGCTGGTCGACCGCCTGCGCCAGCGTCTGCACGTCCTCTTTCTTGAAGATGTCCGTGCCCGCCGTGGCATACGGGAACTGCAGCGGTGCGGTGAAGTTGGTTGCGTTGGTGCGCGCCATCGACAGAAAACTCCTTGCTCCTAGCTGGGTGGGGGTTCCATGGCGGTCCACTGGACGGCCTTCACGTGCAACGAACCTCGCCATTGGCGACCGACCTCGTCGAAGGACTGGCCCATCTTGTAGTCCACAAAACTCAGGTACATGTTCTTCTCGTCGGGCAGCACGCACAGCACCGCGCCGGGGTTGTCGACCGCGGCCTCGACCTCGCTCCGGATCTGCAGCCGCCCCTTGCGCATCATCACCCCGTCGCGCCGCACCAGCCCATCGGCGCACAGGATGTCGCCCTCGAAGGTCATGATCCGCGACGGACGCAGCGCATGGCCGATGGACACCGACGACACCGCGGGCGAGGCGGTGTTGACGGTGTTGTGGAGGTGGACGCGGAACTCGGCCAGGATGGCCACGGTACCGACCGGGAAGATATGGCGGTCGAAGGTGCCGTGGCTGAAGCTGTAGCCAAAGTCGGTGTACGACGTCTGGCTGGGGTCGGTCTTGTACTCGAGCGTCAGGTAGTTGTTGGCATCCAGCCTGGGCCCGGTGACGGCCCACGAGCGTAGCGTCTTGCGGCTCGCCGAATAGGTGCCGTTCCACAGCGACAGGCGCACCCAGTCGTCGCCGGTCCTGAAGCGGTACACGCTGCACGCCAGCGGGTTGTAGACGCACGGGTTGATCAACCGCGCCACCGTGCCATCCGAAAAACCGATCATGGTGAACGTGTGGCCGGCGGGCGCGCCGATGGCCGTGGCCGACATGCGGCTCGGGTACTTGCCCGACCAGCCACCGTTGAGGCTGCCGTGCCAGGCGTCGATGCGCTCGGGATTGGCCAGCACGTTGGTCAGCGTCTGGTACGTCGAGAACGTGCCCTGGATGATGAACGCGCCGAACTTCATCAGGTACGACGTGTTGGTGTCGGGGTTCCAGATGCCGGCCAGACTGAACATGCTGCCGACACCGGTGATGCACGTCATCTGACCGCGCACGGGCCCGTCGTAGTCGGGCAACCGCTCGGGCCCGATCTCCTCGAGCGCCAGGTCGGTGCCCAGGCGGTTCAGGTTGGTGCCGTAGCCGAAGTACAGATCGTTGCCGAACTGGCCGCGGCACTTGCCGTTGCGCGCGTTGGGCGCATACTGCAGGAAGGGGAACAGCGGGTGATCGTCGCCCGCGGCGTCCAGCGTGTACAGCCCGTCCGTCTTGGCGATGATGAGCACCCCGCCGGCGGTGGCCTGGAGCGAGGTGATCGGCGCGCTCATGTCGCCCACGCGAAAAATCAGCGCGGTGTAGTTCGCCTCGTTGGTCGGGTCGGCGTTGGTGTCGCACTTTCTCAGTAGATTGGTGTTGTCGGCCCACCACCACTCGCGCGCGATGCGGATGAACGCAAGCGCGCCGAAGCTGGCCATCGCGGTGAACGTCGTGCCGTCGCTCGAGTACTGGGCGAGCACGCCGTTGCCGAAGCCGACCCACACGCGCTGGATGCCGTCGAAGTTCGAGGCGAAGACGACCGCCGCGACGATGGTGTGGCCGGCGCCGAAATCGTGCGAGACCGCCCAGGTGTTGGTGGCCGGCGTGTAGCGCAGGATCTGCGATCCGCCCGCGGCGTACAGCGTGCTGCCGAGCTCGAAGAAGTCGACGATCTCGCCATTGGCCTGACCCGTCGAGTCGAGCACCTCCGGGCCCTTGCACCACGGCCACACGCTCAGGTCGACGCCCATCGCCTCGGCGTAGCGGTAGTCCTGCCACTTGTGCTGGGTGCGCATGCCGAGGCCCATCGTGAGCGACTCGTACGGCTGCTCGCGGTCGGCCAGTGGCGACAGGTTGGCGTAGGAAAAGTCGGGCGGATCGACGCTCGCGATGTCCTCGGCCTTGGACGACATGAGCGCCGGCTGGCCAGGCCCCGGCGAGCCCAGCAGAAATCCGGCGCCGTCGATCTTCAGCATGAACGGCCACGGCTCGCGGCGAGCATATAAACTCATTACGCCAATACCCTTGTCGCCATATAATGATGTGGTGGAACGGTTTCTCTGTGGCCGCTGCGGCCTGCGACCAACGCAATCGAAAACAGGTCGGCTGTGTGCGGAATGCAAGAAACCGCGCGGTGGGGCCAACAGCGTGCATTGGCGTGGGGGGCGGCACGTCGACACCCGAGGCTACGTTCGTGTCTGGCTCCCTGACGGCACGCGAGCATTCGAGCATCGCGTGGTGTGGGAGGCAGCCTTCGGTCCCATTCCGGAGGGTCTGCACATCCATCACCTAGACGGAAACAAAACCAACAACACGCTCGGCAATCTGCGGTTGGTGAGCAATACCGAGCATCAGCAGATCCACAGCGACCAACGGTTATCGGAGGCGAAGTGGGCTCTCCTATTTGATGCGTGTCTAGTATGCGGAACGACAGATCGCGCGCACGCCTCGCGTGGATTGTGTACTCGCTGTTGGCAGCGGGAAGACGTCCGATTGCACGGACCACGGCGACAACGTCGTCCCGGCCGATGGTCCTCGCGATTTGACGCGTGCATCGAATGCGGCCTCCGGGAGAAGCCACATAAGGCGCGCGGCCGCTGCGAGCGATGCGAGAGTCGACGGCTTGCCCGTATACGCAATGGCACGCTAAATCCCACCGGTCGTCGCCCTTCGAAGGCTGGCCGCTGGGCAATTTACTTTGATGCCTGTCAGGTGTGCCACGAGACGACACGTCGCCACGGCGGGCGAGGTCTTTGCACGCGCTGCTACAACGCTTCAAAACGCTAGGCTCGCGCTTGGCGTACAGCGACATGTCAGCCCCAATACTGCCCCGCGAGCTGGCGCGGCGGCCCGAAGTAGCGACGGCGTCGGAGCGTGCGCTGCGGCAGGGGCGCGGTGAAGTGCTTGCGCGTCTCGTCGGTGAACCACGCCGCCGCGGTGGCCTGGTCGCGGATGAGGCGCTGGTTGGCCTGCGGCTCGAGCAGGTGGGCGAATCTGCGCCAGGCGATGGTGAGCGCCGCGGCCGCCGCCCAGGTGCGTTCGACCGGTGCTTCGTCGGTCTCGCCATACAGACCGCTTTGCTCCCCGAAGGCGCCACCACTGGTGCGGCAATGGTCGTACGCCCGCTTCAGGCAGCGCAGCCAGAGCACGTCATCATCAACAAAGCTCGTCGTACCGGTGTTGAGGTAGAAGTCGGCACCATCGCGCTCGACCATGCCGCGCACGACGTGCTCGAAGGGGTCCTCAAGGTCGCGGTCCTGGTAATTCTTGATCACACCGACCTGCAGCACGTCGCTCGGGTCCTGTAGCCACGGGCACACGACCGACAGGTTGTGACGACTTTTGAGGGGCGTGGGGATGCACGCCACCTCGACGACCAGCCAGCACTGCTTCAGACCGTCATTGATCAGGCGATGCGTGGTCGGCGCATCGAAGGGGCCCAGGATCTCGAAGCGCTCACCGAAGCCCGCCAGTCCGGTGTTTTCCATGTCGGTGTACTCGAGGTTTTCCAAGCCGGCGTACGTGAACGCCTCGAGATTCTGGTACTGGGTGCCCGAGCCGGGGTCGGCCAGTAGCGGCAGGGCCCAGTTCAGGTCCGGCGTGATCAGTCCGGTCGTCGGATCATATGACTGGACGTAGCGGTGGCGATCACTCGGCTGGACGGCGTTGGGACGGTACAACGGGCGATCGATCAGCTGGTCCTGCTGCGGGATGCCGGACTTGATCGGGTACGCGTCGCAGTACAGATGCGAGAGGTCTGAGCCCGACGTGGCGCGCACGTCGTAACTGTCCGGACCGATAAAGGGGCCGGCCTCGACACTGAAGGTGGAACGGTAGTTAGCCAGGGAAGGCACTACTCACCTCGGGCTTGACGCGGCCGTTAGGTGACTCGGCCTCGAACTCATTCAGTCGCTGCTGCATCATCGCCACCTGAGCGCGCAGATAGGCAAGTTCCACCGTGCACTGGCCGATCAGCAAGAGCAGGTCGTTGGTGGTGTACGGCGGTTGCTGGGTCATCTCACATGCCGATCAGTCTGGAAATCGTCGTCATATCGACGGCATCCAGCGAAGCGTCAAGGTCGCCGATGCCACTCTTGATCGAGTCCTCTTGCTCCTGGCTGAAGTAGTACGGCGCTACCTTCAAGTCCACCGTAATCAGCCAATCGTGGTCCTGGCCGATGGTGTTCTTGCTGGTCATGAAACTCCGCAAGTGGCTGCCGACCAGACTGTTGACTTCCTCGGCACTGCGCGGCTGGGTGCCAATCGTGGATGGCGGAGCGGGTGGTTCGGGTTGGGTCATACGCTGCTCTCCTGGCTCACAGAATGCCGATCCACGCGCCCGAGCTACGCACGTAGATGCGCTGATTGGCCGTCGTCAGCGTGTCGGTACGGAAGTAGAAATCACCGTCAGCTCCGACCGCCCCGCTGGGTACGCCTGTCCCGCCGCGCAGCGAGCCGGCCGTGGCTGACGGGATGACCGCCGAGCCGGCCATGATCAGGCGGGGTCGATTGCCCGAGTAATCGCCCACGTCGTAAGCGTTGTTGGCCGCCGGAACCAGGTAGCCCGTACCGCTCTGCACTGTCCAGTTCAGGCCAGCAGTACCGAAACTGAGACTGCCACTGGGGGTGCTCACCAGCGGCGTGAGCACGCTGGTAGCGGCGTACACCGTGCGCGGCCGGTTGGCTCCGGAGGCACCGATGTCATACGCATTGTCGGGCGAGAACTGCACCGGGCCGTAGTGGCTCAGCACGCCGTTCGTCAGGCGCAGCGTGCCCAGCAGGAAGTCGGTCGCGCCGGCGTTGACCTGGGTGATCCACCAGTCGTTCGGCACCACCAGCTCGCTCTGGCCGCGGAAGTTGCCACCCGGAACACCGCTGAGCGTGCTGACGCCGAGTGCGACAGAGGATGGTCCGTCTCCGACCTGGACAACCGGGTAGGTGGTAGGCGAGTAGCCGAAGCCTGACTGACGCATCAAATTGCGTGATGAGCCGGCTATCCATCCACCGAGCGTAGCGTTGCCACCCAGATACAGATTGCGGGGGCGGTTTGCGCCGTTGGCGCCGATGTCCAGCGTGTTGTCAGGGCCAGAAATCAAGCTTGTGGTGTTGATCTGCCAGAGCGTAGTCCCGCCGATGACAAAGTTGATCGCGGTGCTACCCCACAGCCCTAGCGCCCCTGAAGGCGCCACAACAGACGGCGTAGTCACCGAGCCCTGAACCGTCAGGGGGCCGCTCAACGTGCCGCCCGTCAGTGGCAGGTACAGCGCCTGTGCCTGTGCCTGGGAAAACGGCGTGGTCCAGCCGGTGTCGTAGTTGGTCGCGCTGTTCTTGCTAAGAACCTGGCCCGTGGAGCCCCCGGTCGCCACGCCTGGGCCGGTCGGACCGGCAACACCCTGGGGACCCTGTGCGCCAGTAGCCCCCTGTGGGCCGGTTGCTCCGGTCGCACCCTGCGGCCCCTGTGGGCCGGGTACGGTCGAATCCGCGCCCGTTGGCCCCTGAGGACCCTGGGGCCCTGGCACGGTCGAGTCTGCACCTGGCGGGCCTACTGGACCTTGTGGACCTGGCGGGCCCATCGGACCAATCCACGCCGGCGGGTAGTCCGGTTCGAATGGCGGCACCGGCGGTGGAGGGCTGCCTGGTGGAGTCAGCGGCGGCGTCGGTCCACCGCTCACCGGTTGCAGTGGCGGTGCGTTTGTCGGCTGGTAGGGCTGGAGTGTCGTTTCGGTCATGTACGGTCAGCCGGCATACGTCAGGTCCTCGAGCGAGTTGGGCGCGACTCGAGCCTCGAGTGCCGTCACGCGCGCCTGGAGGGCCACCAGGTCTTCAGGGATACGCACCGTTTCGACCTGTCCATTGGCAATCTGGAAGCTGACGATGATGCTGCCGCGGTGCTTCCAAGGTCCCGCGGTAATCCTGGACGTCTGCGCCGCGAGCGTGTCGGTCATCACGCCTCGAGGTCCAGGATGGAGGAGGTTTTAGACGACGCCTGGACCGACATCGTGGACCTGGTGTCCCTTCTTCTTGATGACAATCGACGGACGATCGCTGGCACCCGCGGCGACGGCCCTGTCGCGCGCCAGGACCGCGTCCTCAATCGCACGGTAGGCCTGGGCGTACTCCACCTCGGAGATATCGCCCAAGGCCCGCATAGCGTCGATTTTGGGCATGTTCAGAAAGTGCTCGCCCTCGAGCACGTCCGGCGAGACGCCGTGGTCGTCGTCTAGGCAGTACCCGTCGCGCGACACGCGTTTGATGGAGTCCAGCAGCAGCAAAGAGTAGACCTGGCGCACCTGGTCCTCGTCCTGACAGTAGCGGCGCGTGCCTGAGATGAGCTCGATTCTGAAAAAACCGGGCCCGAAGGTGCAGCCAGGACGGTGATTCATGCCAGGGTGGTAAACGTGCTATTGGCACTCACGATGCTGTAGCCCGAACCGTTGGATGATGCGCGGTAGTTGTAGAGCTGCGAGTGCAGCAGGCCCGTGATGGCGACCGAATGGGTCAGTGTCATCGTTGGGTCGTTGTAGTGCTGGCCGTAGCTCGTGGTCACGCCCAGGTCAATATTTGAGTCCGAGAGCACGCTGGTGGTCCAGGTGATGGTCACCGTGCCCGAGCCTGGCGTCGAGGACAGCACCGTCAGGCCAGGCGCGGGCATCTGCTCAAGCGGACGCGTGCCCAAGCCCTGGGCGCCATTGATCGCGTCGGTGGGCCAGTTGCCAGGCTTGCCGCCGGTCTCGTTGCCGCGCCAGTCCACCGGCGTGTGCGTCCACAACCCGCCCGCGTTGCCCGTTTGTGTGACGACGGCCATGGTCTGCCCTATTCCGTGGTAACCGTGGGTTCGGCGGGCGTGGTTTCGGCGGCTGCCACGGGTGGAGTCTCGGTGCCCGAAGCCGGCGGCAGGTTGGTGCCCGGACTGACCAGGTCGCGATACGTCTCCGAGTCGCTGATGGTCAGCTCGCCGGTGACGGTGTAGCCCAGCCCCAGGTACTGCTCCACGTTGGCCGCGGTGGTCACGAAACTGTCGCCGGCCGGCGTCTGGTAGGTGAAGTGCAGGTCACCCGGCGGGGTGGCCTGCGGCGCAACGTACGGGGTGGTCTGCGCCGCGTCGAGCCATTCACTCATGCGCGTCTCCTTGCTTCGCGCAGCGGGTCGTAGCCCCGACCACGCGTCAACTTTGCTTCGAGCTCCTCGCCGCTGCCGACGGTCTCATCCGGCGCCGGCGGCGCGTCGCGCGGATCGAGCTTGACCGTGGGCAACCGCATCTTCAGACCGGTCGCCTGCTTGGCGTCCTCGAAGATCTCTTCGAGCTCGGCCGTGGTGCGTTCGCTGAGCGGGTTGTCCTGGTCCTCGTCGAGCACGTACTGCGGCACGCGCTGCGCGATGCGGCGGATCTGGGTGATCAGGCCGGCGCGCTTCTTCTGCTCGAGCACGATGCCGGGTCTGACGTCCTTGACCCATTCTCTGGCCTCGTCCGGACGCAGGAAGACGAAGCCCAGGTCCTCGTACATGGTGCGGTTGTAGGGATCCGACTGGAGCTGCACGATGTCGCCGTCCGGCCGGCGATACCAGGCCAGTGGGTAATTATAAGTTAGGTTGGACTTTACAAGTCCGACAGAGGGTGCCGCCCTTTGCTCCAATCTTTCGAGCAAATCCGTCATAATCACCTCGCAAAACAGCGCGACCACCCTCGGCTAAGAGTGGCCGCGCCTACACCACGCGGAGGTCCTAGCTCCACATGATGCTCACTGACGATACCAACCATATCGACGGCAGTCGTACGAACAACCGGGTGAGCAATCTCGAGTGGGCGACACCGCTTGAGCAGATTCGCGACGCGATGCGCCGCGGCACGATGGATCCGTACGGGGTCAAGAAGTACCACCGGCACAGCGAGAGCCACTGGCACGCACGGCTCACCGAAGAGATCGTTCAGGTAATCCGCAATGCGCCACCTCGATTCAGCATTGGTGATCTCGCCGAGTTGTTCGGCGTTGATCCCACGCACATTAGTGGCATACGCTTGCGAAAAACGTGGAAACACGTCGATTAGCCGATACCTTTGGCCCAGACACCGAACGTTGGCCTCATCATCTGATGTCCAAATATAACCTCGCTTGCTAACTTCCAAGTAAAGAAATCAATGTCGTAGAATAAGTGCAGTTTGGGCGAGCGCTGAATGATGAGCGCGAGCGCCTCGCGCTGGAACACGAAGTTGTTGGCCTGGCCGCCAGCCGGTTTGACCAGGTTGGTGGTGACCATGATGTTCAGCCCGTACATGTCGCCCAGGCTGCCGCTGACCGCCGGCTTGGGATTGCCGATGTACAGCGCGTTGCTCCAGCGGTCCAGGACGATCTTGTTCGCCTTTTCAGCTGGGCTCATGATGAGGAAACGGTCATCGGCCGGTGCGTCGGCGTCGTCCAGGTACTGGTTGGCGCGCACCACGTCGACGTCGGCCAGCGCCGTGCCGAGCGTGCCCACCGTCTGGGTGAAGCCGGCCACGTCCGCGGCGAGTTTGGAGTCGATGTCGCGCGCGATGGCGTAGCCCATCTTCATCTGGTACTCGTTCTGCACGTCGACGATGCTCTGGACCTTGACGATGTCTTCGATGCCAACCGCGGAGTAATCCCAAATATTTAAGGTGATCGTGGTCGCGGTCTCGGCCACCGTCTCGTAAGTAATCGCGGTGTTTTCGGTCTTGGCGCGAGCCGCGACGTTGCCAATCGAAGCGACCTTGACCGACTTGCCCACGCTCGCGTCATCCTCGAACCCGCGGTTGACACACTTGGCAAAGACTAAATTCGACTCAGTTGCTCGCAGTACTTGCTTGGACCAAATGTCCGTCTGGTCTCCCCCATCTTTCGAAGGGGGCCCGACTATACCATCGAGGCCTGAATAGCCTCGCCGGGCGTGTAGTCTGTGAGCGCCTCGGACCGTCTCGCGCGAAAGATGCTGAGGATCTCCAGCTCGCGTGGTGTGTAGGGCTTGGCGTGCCCGTCCATGTTGAGCCGAGAATCGCAAAACTCCAGCATCACTTGCGCCTGATCGCGCTTGGTGTACAGGAACGGAAGCAGGTGCACTAGCCACCCGCGGCATCGTTTGATCCCCTCTGCACGAACCGACCAGAACGGCGGCTTTTCCACGCCGTTGAGGCGTAGCCCGCGATTCTGACGCACGTACACATGGTGAGCCAGGTGGAACGTGGTAGCGATCTCCTGGACATACTCCAGCGTCGGCATGTCGGTGTTCCCAACCGTGATACGCGGGTTAAAGTACGGCCGCTTGTGCGACCGATCCCGCTCACCAGGGTGAGTCCGTGGACTGGCGATCTGCTGGAATCCAAACGAGCCTTCTCCGTCGATAAATCCTGCTAGCCAAGCGAGGTCAGTGTCCCCGAGATTACGCTGCTGATTACCCAATTCCTCGCTCTTTTCCCTTATTAGGTGCGAGGACTATAAGGGCTTCCCAGCAATTGAGCCCGGTTTTACAGCCCCAACTTCCTATGCGGTCTTAGGGCTGAACACACCATCAGCGATGGTCTTGTCTACAAATTCGCTTGCACCAGTGGCCACTGGCTGTATTCCTTTCGGCGTCTCACCCTAAGAGGGTGAGGAGATCACCGCCGCTGTTCGCGGCGCACGTCGATGCCGCGCGTCAGGCTGACGCGTACGCCAGGCCTGGGTCGGCCCTTGTCGTCGAAGTAGCGGTCATATTCCTCGAGCGTCATGGCAGCGACCTGGGCGTCCGTGATCTCGCGGTACGCCTGAGCAGGTCCACCGTCTAACTCGGGGGCCATCTCGCTTCCGACCGTCGATGACAGCTCAGCCTTCCTGAGCGCGGGCTCACGCTTGCGGACCTCCTCCTCGAGTCCGTGGCGAATCGCAGACTCGTGGACGGCCTGAAGGTAAGCCTGGAAATTGTCGTAATTGCGGCCCTGCACCTCGCGTTGCACGGCTTCGGGCAGACCGGACTGGAACTGGGTGATGCCCACCATATACGGGTTGGACGCGGCCTGACGCTGCTGCTCGAGCATCTCGCGCTGTGCCTGGAGCTCAGCCGCGGTGAGCTGGCCCAGGGTGTACAGGTCGCCCTTGTCGTACGCTTCGGCGCGCGCGCGCTCGGCGCGCTGGCGCTCCTGGTCCTCGAGCATCCGGCGTGCGCGCTGATTCGCGTAGTCGCCGAGCCAGCCGCGCAGCGTATCGTCCTTTTCCATCTGGTCGCGCGGCACGTTCTTGACCAGCAGTCTGAGCGACTCGAGCGGGTCGTCGGCGCTCCTGGCCTGCGACAGCCACTCGGGAACTTCAGCCCCAGCAGCAGCAGTCTCGGTGGACTCTGGAGCAGCAGGCTCGGGCGCCAGTGACTCGCCCGAGCCGCCCTCCTCGGCGGCGGGAGTGTCCGCAGTATCTCCGGGAGGGGAAACCTCGGGCTTGGCCGTCGCACCGTTGCGCCTGCGTCTGGCTCGCACTGGATTCAACCCGTTCGCAGGCGGGGACGGGCTCGGCGGCTGCTCGAGCTCGTCCAGGAGGTCGGGATGCGTCGAGCGGCGCAGGTCCATCGTCACGCGCAGTACCGCACC